TCCTTAACGGACATACAGATGCAAGCGAAATCTGTTCTGTGGCCAACAGTGACGGCTCAGGACAACATCCAAATGGTTGGTCAATACAACAAGAAGACAGGCACAACCCTTGGGGGAGCTGTCAGACAGTGCGATGTAAAGACGGAAAAGTCAGGGCCATCCCAACTGAACCCTCTCTTTTCCCTCTGGCTCATGGGATACCCAACAGAGTGGGGATCTTGCGTTGTTCGGGGAACGCAATTGTCCCTCAAGTAGCAGCACAGATCATAAAAGTTATGAGGTGAGATATGGCAACAACTAAGAATGTGAAGAAACTGCCAAGTGGCAGATTGAAATATAGAGGTCAGCTTTTCTCAGGATACAACGAGCCAAAGAATCAAAGGAGATCTAACACTCAGCAAGCAGTTTTGGCCAAGAAAGGATCTGAGGTAAAGCTGGTCAGATTTACAGATGCCAGAAAAGGTGAGGAAGCCAGAATCCGAGCAAGACGCAATTGTTCAAAAGCAACTGACCGATTCACAGCCAAGTATTGGCACTGTCGAGATTATTAACGGAGAAAGCAAATGCCAGGAAAAAAAAAGAAAGTACGCAGACCAAAGCCATACTAATAAATGAAAGTTGGTATTTACGATGTAGATAGCAAGATCCCTAACTTGGCCTTGATGAAGCTGTCTGCTCATCACAAAGAGCAGGGAGATAAGGTGGAGACTTATTCACCTTTGTTTAAAAATGAGTATGACAAGATCTATGCTTCCAAGATTTTCAATTTTTCAGATCCATCAATGCTTGATGATGAAAGAATGGAGATCGGAGGCACTGGTTACGATTTAAAAAAGAATCTACCGGATCACATCGAGAACCTAGTTCCAGATTATTCCTTGTATAACTTTCCTCACTCTATCGGCTTTACTCAGAGAGGCTGTCGATTACGTTGTGATTTTTGTGTTGTGCCAGAAAAAGAAGGGAAAGTGAAAGGTGTTAAGACTATTGATGAAATCTGGACACAAAGAGACAGTAATTTTGTGATTCTGCTAGACAACGATTTTTTTGGAAACCCTGAATGGCGAGAAAGGATAGAAGAGATCAAAGAATACAAGCTTAGAGTCAGTTTCAATCAGGGTTTAAACATACGAAACTTGAAAGAAGAGCAAGCACAAGCATTGGCCAGTGTGCATTTTACTAACAGCAAAGGGACTTTTAGACAGGTGCATTTTGCTTGGGATGATGCAAGGCATGAAAAGCTTATACATAAAGGGATAAAAACGTGCATGGAAGCAGGAATTAAACCCTATCAGATGGCTTTCTATGTGCTTATTGGCTACAACAGCACACCAGAAGAGGATTACCACAGAGTCCAGGTGTTAAAAGACTATGGTTGTGATCCCTATGTCATGGTCTACAACAAGAAAGACTCTTATCAAGTCCGTTTTCAGAGGTATGTCAACAACCGAGCCATTTTTAACTCTGTGGATTGGCAAGATTACAACAGTTCAATAAAGAACAGGTACAAGCAATCTGGGGATCCAAACCAGTTGGAGATGGCATGGATCTAAGATTGAGCTTATTAGATTGGCAACAGGAAGTCTGGAATCATCCTGCCAGATTTAAAGTGGTCGCTGCGGGTCGGAGAACAGGCAAGTCTCGTTTGGCGGCTTGTATGCTTCTGTTTAAAGGGATCGAGCAAAAGTGTCAGGTCTTTTATGTGGCTCCGACTCAAGCTCAAGCCAGAGACATAATGTGGAATCTGTTGCTAGAGCTTGGCCATGAGGTAATTGCTTCTAGCCATATCAATAATATGCAGATCACTCTCAACAACGGCTCAATCATATCCCTTAAATCAGCAGACAGATCCGAAAATATGCGAGGTGCATCACTAGCCTTTGTGGTTTTAGATGAGTATGCGGATATGAAGTCTGAAACGTGGGAGCTAGTGCTTAGACCAGCACTGACTGATCTAAAAGGTGAGTGCTTAATGATTGGAACTCCAATCGGCAGAAATCATTTTTATGATTTGTACGCGCAAGCATTAGAGGATGAATTTGAAGAGTGGCAAGGTTTTCATTACACATCCTATGACAACAACTTATTGGACAAGGAGGAGATAGATGCAGCCAAAAAAGGGATGTCGAGTTTTGCGTTTCGTCAGGAATTCATGGCTTCGTTTGAAGCGAGGGGTTCTGAAGTTTTTAAAGAGGAGTGGGTCAGTTTCTCAGAAGAAGAACCCAATGGCGATTACTTTATTAGCATTGACTTGGCTGGATTCGCAGAGCCAGGATCCAGAAGAAAAAAACAAAAACACTTAGACAACTCAGCAATTTCCATAGTTAAAGTCAATACAGAGGGTTGGTGGGTCAAACAAATTATCGCTGGACGTTGGGATGTCTTCGAGACTGCAGAAAAAATATTTGACGCAGTAGCAGAACACAGACCTATCTCAGTGGGCATTGAAAGAGGGATTGCAGCTCAAGCTGTTCTTTCACCGCTTTCAGACATGATGAGGCAACGAGCCAGATATTTTCACGTTGAGCTTTTAACGCATGGGAATCAGAACAAGACAGCGAGAATCATTTGGGCATTACAAGGACGATTTGAAAACGGACAAATCAAGCTCAACAAGGGAGATTGGAATGAGCAATTTCTTGAGGAGTTGTATCTTTTTCCCAACGAACAAGTGCATGACGATCTAATTGATTCCCTCAGTTATATTGACGCATTGGCCAAAGAGAGTTATTTCTCCGATTTTACTTTTGACGATAAAAGCGTTTTCACAGACGCTAAGGTTGGTTATTGATGGATGATCAAGATTATTCCGATTTCAACTCCGACACTTTAGAAGGTTGGGTAATTGACAAGGTTGATACCTGGGAAAATCACTATGTCACCAATTACCAAAAAAAGCATGAAGAGTATTACAGGCTCTGGAGAGGCATCTGGTCACCAGATGATCAGGAAAACAACAGCGAAAGATCAACCATCATCAGTCCTGCTCTGCAGCAAGCGGTTGAGTCAAGCGTAGCCGAGATTGAAGAGGCTACCTTTGGCAGAGGTTCAAACTTTTTCTCGATACGAGATGACATCAAAGTGCCAGAAGTGCAGCCACGCAATGAGCAAGAAGCTCAAATGCTGCAAATGGCCAGACAACAAGCTGGTCAAGAGAAAGCAAAGATCTCCTATTTGCAAGATAAGCTCACAGAAGATTTTAAAAAGGCACAAATTCGCAAAAATGTCTCTGAAGTGCTATGCAACTCAGCAGTTTACGGCACTGGCTTGGCTGAAATCGTTGTCGAGAACATGGTTGAGCTGATTCCTTCAGTCCGAATGACTCAAGTAGGAGCAGAGCAAGGCACAGAAGAGAAAAACAGAGTGATTGTGAAGCTCAATCCTATTCAGCCACAGAATTTTAGGATAGATCCTGCTGCGACAACAGTTGATGATGCACTTGGCGTGGCAATTGATGAATATGTCAGTCCACATCAGGTCAAATTGCTGCAGGAAGAGGGGGCTTATATAGATACACCTGTCACAGCTACTGGAAACAATGATTCTGTCCTTGATGCTGACCACACTTTGACTCAACAGCCGAAAGATAAAGTCAGATTGACGAAATACTATGGTCTAGTGCCAAGACATCTCTTAGAAACTTTTAAAAATGGTGAATCTGAGCTTGATGAAGTCGATCAGGCACTTGCTGAACTGATGGAGTTGTCTCCAGAGGTTGTGCCAACACAAACTCAAGAAGATTCTGGGCCTTTTTACGTTGAATCTATCATTGTGGTAGCAAATGGATCGACAATCCTCAAAGCAGAAGAGAATCCGTACTATTTAAAGGACAGACCAGTGCTTGCCTTTGCTTGGGACACGATTCCTGGACGTTTTTGGGGCAGAGGAGTGTGTGAGAAAGGCTATAACTCTCAAAAAGCTTTAGACACAGAACTCAGAGCCAGAATTGATGCACTTGCCTTAACGAACTCACCAATGATGGCTATGGATGCCACTCGGATGCCTCGATCTCTCAGAGGTGCTGATGGGGGAATCCAAGTCAGACCTGGGCGAACTATTCTCACCAACGGTAATCCAAATGAGGTTTTACAACCATTCAATTTTGGTCAGGTCAGCCAAATTAGTTTTGCTCAGGCTGATGCACTGCAAAAGCAACTGCAAACAGCAACAGGAGCGATGGATTCAGCAGGGGTTCCTGGGCAAATTAACGGTGAAGGCACTGCTGCAGGGATCTCAATGGGACTCAGTGGCATTATTAAGCGGCACAAAAGAACGCTCGTCAATTTCCAAGAGTCTTTCTTAATCCCAATGGTAAAGATGTCAGCTTGTCGTTATATGCAGCTTGATCCTGAGTCCTATCCAGTTGCAGATTACAAATTTGAGGTCACAAGCTCACTTGGAATTATTGCAAGGGAGTATGAGGTAGGTCAGTTAGTTCAGTTATTGCAGACAATGGGAACAGATACACCGATGTACCCTCTCCTAGTTGAAGCCATTGTAGATAATATGAATTTAGGCAACAGAGAGGAACTGATTGCCATGATTAAGAAAGCTCAGGAGCCAGATCCACAAGCTCAAGAGATGGCACAAGCTCAAGCTCAAGCTCAAATGGACTACCAATCTGCTCAGACTGCAGCTTTTCAGGCAAGTGCTGACGAATCAACCTCAAGAGCCAGACGCAATGAGGCTGAAGTGAGAAGCATGGTGCCTAAGCTGGAAAATGATCGACTGAACGCAATAACAAATGCAGCAAAGGTTGAGTCATCGTTGACCAGAGATGATCAAAAGCAAATTAAGGCAACTGAGTTGGCAATCAAGGAAAGAATGAGCAATGCCAGCATGGTGAACACAGTTCAGTCTGTAATGAAAGACCAAGACACGCAAAGAGAGCAACAACTGGCACTTTTACCACCAGCAAATTGATTCCTTTCAGTATATTGAAATGAAAATCGAATGAGTGACAATCGCAGAGGTTACGAAATTTCGCATAACGCAATGAGTAGTAAGGAGTTTGAAACTTTTTACTCAGAGCTGAAAGCGTTATTTAGATCTTCAGGTTGGGATCATTTGGTTCAAGACTTAGAAGATAAGTACAAAATTATGAATTCGGTTGATCTAATCGGAGACAACCAGAGCTTGGATTTCCATAAAGGATACATTGAAGCTTTGACCTTTGTTTTAGATCGTCCGGTGCTTTTGGAAGAGGAAGCTAAGGAGAGAGATGCGAATACTTTTTGATTTCAAATGTCCAAATGGGCATAGATTTGAAAAGTTCACTGATTCAACCCTGAAAGTTCCTTGTCCTACCTGTGGGGCAGATTCCAAACGCATCGTTACTGCTGCCAATGTGCAGCTTGACCCTATTAGTGGAGATTTTCCCTCTGCAACCAGGAGTTGGGCAAAAATGAGGCAGCAGAAAATTAAGCAGGAAAGGAAGGCAACCTAGTTTTTCCGCTAGATCTTTCAATTTGCAGAGGCAACCCGAAAGGATCTCAAAATGAGGAAATTGTATGGCTGAAACGCAGCAAGAGTACAAATCTCAAGATTTGTTATCGGTTGAAGAATTAGCGTCAGAAGTACCAACTCCTGAAGCTCCTTCTGAGCCTGTGCAACCAGAACCATCACCGAGCAAGTATGCGGGGAAATCCCGCGAACAGCTTGAACAGATGCTTGATGAAACCAAGTCGATGGTGGGAGCGCAAAGCAAAGAAGTAAAAGCAGCAAGAGATGAATTGGCTGCTATGCAAGCAACTGATGATTATATCAAAAGGCAACTTGACCCTGCTAAGGAGAAGCCAAAAGAGCTGGATTGGTATGGCAATCCTGAAGAAGCCACCAAGCAAGCTATTTCTGAAAACCCAAAAATTGCTGCGCTAGAGCAAAAACTAGCTAAGGCAGAAACGGATCAGAAACGAGCAAAAATGGACGCAGCTCATCCCGATTGGGTGGAGGTGATGGACAGTGGTGATTTCAGCACGTTTGTAAAGGGAGATGTTTTGGCAAAGGCAACGCTTGATCAGGTTGCTTCTACACAAAACATTGATCTGGCTATTGAGTTGGTATCTCGTTTTAAAGCCGCTCAGCAGAAACAAACTGAAAGTGTCAGGAGAGAAGCAGTCAATAAGGCTGCTACCGGATCGGTGAGTTCTACCAGTGGTGAAAGAGTTACTGGTAAACCTATCTTTGCAAGTACCTTGAGAAAGCTCATGCGAGAAAAAAGAAGTGAGTATGATGCTCTCGTCAAAAGTGGGGCTATAGGTAAGCTCTATGAAGAGGGGAGGGTCATTGAAGACTAACAATTTCTAAAAGGTAAATTGAAATGGCAACTTCCAACTATCCGACTCAAACAGGTCAACAAACAACAACCTCGCAAGCGGTTTTTGTCCCAGAGCTTTGGTCTAATGAAGTAAAATCAAGCTTCGAATGCCGACTTGTTCTGGCTGAACTCGTTAAAAATATTGACTTCCAAGGACGAGCTGGCGACACAATGCACATACCAGCCCCGCTCAGAGGAGCCAGTAGCGCATTTACAGAGGGAAATTCAGTCGTATTGCAGAACAACACTGAAGGCGAGATCCAAGTAGTTGTTGATCAGCATTTTGAATATACACGATTAATTTCAGATCGAGCTGACATTCAAGGGTTAGAAACTCAAAAAAGTTTTTACGTTGATGATGCTGGCTACCAACTCAGTAAAACCATAGACACCACACT